GGACACCAACCCCGAAGACCTCCAGCCTGAAGAAGTCGTCCCCACCGAACCCGCCGAAGAAGACACCCCACCCGAAGAGTGAAACCCTGCATCGAACCAGGCTGCCGAAACCTCGCAGCCAACGGACCACGATGCCCCACCCACTACCGCGCCCAACAACAAGCCCGCAACCAAGCACGACCAGGCCACCGAGCAGCACACCGACAAGCCCGAGCCTGGCTCACCAACCTCGTCCTCCACGGCACCGCCCGCTGCTGCCGATGCGGACAGCCAATCGAACCCAACACCCCATGGGACGCCGACCACCTCGCCGACGGCTGGCGCCCAGCACACGCACACTGCAACCGCAGCGCAGGCGCACGAGGCGCACGGTAGGGGGGACCCTCCCGATCGCGGTGGCAGCCCCGAACACAGCACCCCTTGCCACCCCGCTCGCATTGTCTACGGCTCTGGCCGGTTGAGGTGATCCGATGGCTGGCAGTGGTCCGCCGCCAAGCGAGAACCGCCGACGCGCGAACGTGCCGGCGCGGGGTGATTGGCAGTCGAGTTCGGCGGCGGGTTGGCAGCATGGGAAGTTGCCGGTTGCGCCGACCGGTTTGTTGCCGGCGTCGCGGAAGGCGTGGCGGGTTTGGTTCACGGCGTGGTTCGCGGCGCATTGGGGTCCGGAGGATCTGCCTGGTTTGCGGCATGTGATCTTGCTGTACGACCAGGTGGAGCGGGGCGAGTATCAGCGGGCTGGTGAGTTGCGGATCCAGATGGACACGTACGGGTTGACGCCGAAGGGGCAGCAGGATCGGCGGTGGAAGAAACCGGCGGACGAAGAGCAGCCGGTGGCGGGTGCGCCTCCTTCGGCGCCGGCGCCGTCGTCGAGGCGGGCGCAGCTGAAGGTGGTTTAGGTGCCGTGGCGGGGTCCGAACTATGACGGCGAGTTCCCGTCGTTGGGTTGGGCGGTGTGTGATTGGGCGGAGGCGCACTTTCGGGTACCGGACGGGCCGTTCGCTGGTGAGCGGCTGCTGCTGACGGATGAGCAGGCGACGATCATCGTCCGGTTCTATGGGTTGGATGATCGTGGCCGTTTCTTGTTCCGCAGGGCGGCGGTGCGTCGAGCGCAGGGTTGGGGGAAGTCGCCGTTGCTGGCGGTGATTGGTTTAGCGGAGCTCGCCGGGCCGACCCGGTTCGCCGGTTGGGACGCGGCGGGTGATCCGGTTGGGGTTGCGCCGTCGACGCCGTGGGTGCAGATCGCGGCGGTGTCGGAGGATCAGACCGACAACACGTATGCGGCGTTGCATGCGATGGCGGCCGACAGTGATCTCGCCGGCACCGAACTGGATGTTGGGTTGACCCGGGTCTTTCTCAAGTCGGGTGGCCGGTTGGAGCCGGTGACCGCGGCGGCTGGTACCCGTTTGGGGCAGCGGGTCACGTTCGCGGTGTTGGACGAAACCCATCTGTGGTTGGCGCGCAACGGTGGCATCAAGTTGGCGGCGACGATCCGTCGGAACGCCGGGAAGATGAACGGTCGCACCTTCGAATCCACTAACGCTCATCTTCCCGGCGAAGACAGCGTTGCGGAACGAACGTGGGAGGCGGCCGATAGAGGGGCCGCCGGGTTGTTGTACGACTCGGTTGAGGCGCCTGAGGTGGAGGATCTCTCCGATCGTGCAGCGGTTCTCGCCGCGCTCGAGCATGCGTATCGTGATGCTCGGTGGGTGGATCGGGAACGTTTGGCTGACGAGATCGCCGACCCGGGTACCGATGGGGCGGACGCCCGGCGGTTCTACTTCAACCAGCTCGTCAAAGGCACGAGCCAGGGTGTCGACCCGATCAAGTGGGCAGGGTTGGCGCAACCGGATCGGCTGATCGAGGACGGCACCTACATAGGGGTCGGGTTCGACGGCTCCATCTCAGATGACTACACAGCGCTCGTGGGGTGCACCCCGGACGGCCACAAGTTCGTGCTCGGCTTATGGGAACGACCGGACGGGGCGCGTGACTGGCGGGTGCCACGCGCTGAGGTGAACGCGACGGTCGCTGATGTGTTCCGCCGCTTCCGGGTTGGCCGCATGTTGTGCGATCCGCCGAAATGGGAAACGGATATCGAACGGTGGGCACAGGAACACGGTGAGGATGTCGTCCTCGCGTTCCCGACGTTCTCGTACACCCGGTTTTCGCGTGCGTGTGACCGGTTCGCGACCGCGGTCGACCTACTCGAGGGATCCCACGACGGGGATCCACGGTTGACGGCACATGTGTTGGCGATGGGCCGCAAAAAGGTGCGGGTCACCGATGACGACGGCGACGGCCGTACCCGGTTCGTGTTCGTGAAGGCGGATGTCCGCAAGATCGACGCGGGGATCGCCGCGGCGTTAGCGGAGGAGGCGGCTATGACGATGCCGGAGTTGCAGGCTGTCATGCCGCTCGGCGCGTGGCGCTGAAGTCTGAGCAGCGCGACCTGGCCGCTAGCGCAGCTCTCGTGAGCGGGGCGGCGCTCATTGTGGCTGGCGTCGCGCTGCTCAGCATCGCGGCCGGTCTGATCATCGCTGGTTTGTTGCTGGTGACGGTGACCGCCCTGCTCCTCGCGTTGAACGCACCGGAAGAGGCACGGAAACGATGAACAGGCTCCAACAACTGGTGCGAGGTTCACGGCGCGACGCCGGCTTGTCGTTCTCCGACTATCTCGGCCTGTTGCAGGCACAGTGGACGTTCAACGGGAACGTGTATCCGACGTTCACCTACCCGTCGAATGACGGGAAGAACGAGACGATCCCCAACGATTTCCGCGGGTATGTCGATGGGATCTACAAGGCGAACGGGCCGGTCTGGTCATGTATCGCCGCCCGTATCCGTCTGTTCTCCGAGGCCCGTTTCCAGTTCCAACAGTTACGGAACGGCCGGCCCGGCGATCTGTTCGGCGATCCGTCGCTTGAGCTGCTCGAACGGCCGTGGGAGAACGGCACGACCGGCGACCTCCTCGCCCGCATGGAACAGGACGCGTCGCTCGCCGGCAACTTCTACGGCGCCAAACGTGGCCGGTCGATCCGCCGGTTACGGCCCGACTGGGTGACGATCGTCCTCGGCTCCTACAACGACCCGGACATCACCGGGTACGACATCGACGCCGAGGTGATCGGCTACATCTACAGCCCGACCTACCCGAACGGGCAGCGCGGCAACGAGATCGTCTTGTTGCCGACCGAGATTTGTCATTACGCGCCGACACCGGACCCGACCGCGAACTTCCGCGGCATGTCGTGGCTCACCCCGGTCTGCCGTGAGGTCCAAGGTGACAACGCGGCGACAAGCCACAAGAACATGTACTTCCAGAACGCGGCGACGTCGAACATGGTCGTCAAGCTCGACAAAGAGGTCCGCACTGAGGATTTCGACGCGTTTGTCGAAAAGATGGACGCCCAGCACAAAGGGTTGGTGAACGCCTACAAAACCCTGTACCTGGGTGGCGGCGCGGACGTGACCGTAGTCGGTTCGAACATGCAGCAGATGGATTTCAAAGCGATCCAGGGCGCGGGGGAGACACGGATCGCCGCTGCTGCGGAGGTCCCGCCGATCATCGCCGGTTTCTCCGAAGGGTTGTCGTCGGCGACGTACAGCAATTACGGGCAGGCGAAACGAAAGTTCGGGGATTCGTGGGCGCGGCCGGCGTGGCGTTCCGCCGCCGCCGCGCTCGAAACACTTGTGCCGCCACCGCCCGGCGCGCGCCTCTGGTATGACGATCGTGACATCCCGTATCTCGCGGAGGACAAGAAAGACTCGGCGGAGATCCAAGGCAAAAAGGCGGAGACGATCCGTGTGCTCGTCGACGCCGGGTTCGAAGCCGACGCGGTTGTCGCCGCGGTCATGGCCGACGATCTGAACCTGCTGCAACACACCGGCCTGTTCTCCGTGCAACTGCAACCGCCCGGCATGACCGCACCAGCGGCAGCCGATACCGCGAGCGAATCGAAGTCGGTGACGCTCGTCCTGCCACCCACCGAGGTCGCCGTCAACGTGCCGCCCACCGAACTCCACGCCGACATCCACGTACCCGCCCAAGACCTGCATGTCGAAGTGAACCAGCCGGTTCCGAACATCACTGTCGAACCGGCGCTCGTCACCGTCGACAACCATGTCGAAAGCGCACCCGCCCGGGTGGTTGTCATGCCACCAGACAAGACACGTAAACGGATCGTCTACGACGAGAATGGCCGGATCGAAAGGCTGGAAGACGCATGAGCATCGACCCTACCGACCTCGCCGGAGATCCGATCGCCGACGAGGAGTGGATCATCGAGGTTGACCACGACTCGTATTACGCGTGGCAGCCGATCGCCGAGGAGGACGTCCAGCCTGGCGATGTCGTGATCGACTCGTATTGGCCCGGATTCAAGATGAAGCGGATCCGGGTTGACGAGCCGACTACGACACGTACCACCGTGAACGTTCCATCGTTGCAACGGATCAACGATGATCGCACCGCGGCGGGTGTCGCGCCCCGCTCGCACATCTCGAACCTGATCCGCCACCTCGAGGATGGACCGTGGGCGGCGCATTTCCCGGTCGAGACGATCACCGCCATCCGATCCAGCCACACAGCGACCGGCGAGTCTCTCGCCGCCCACTTCGTCGGGAGCACCGAATGACCGCCGCCACCATGCACCGACCTGCCGCCCGCGGTGTCACCGGCATCTGGACCGCCACTATCCGCGACGCCGACGGCACCCTCAAGTTCCGGATGCCGCCGAAGTCGAACCTGCGCACCGACTCCGGTGACGACTGGCAGGCCGGGATCATGGCCGGCGCACCCGCCCGTGTCGGCGAATCGGGTACCGCCACCTCGACCGGTGCGAGCAACCTCACCAACACCGGCGCCGCTTTCCCCACCACCGTCGACGTCACCGGCGCCACCGGCAGCTACGCCGGGCACATCGTCGCGTGCGGCCCCAATGCCGCCGGCGCCGGCTCGACCGTCTACGGCGTGATCGTCGCCAACACCGCCACCGTCCTCACCGTCGACCGATGGGTCGACGCCGGCTCGCCGTTCGCGGCCGGTACGACACCGAACGGCACCTGCAAATACCAGATCCTCCCCGGCCACGCGCCCGCATGGTGGCTGGCCTTGTCGACAACCGCGATCACCCCCGCCGTCACCGACACCGTGCTGTCCGGGGAGCTCACCTCCGGCGGGTTCTCCCGCACCAACGCCACGACCCGCACCCACACGGTCGCCGCGGCGACCTATTCGCTGTCGGTCACGTTCACCGCGACCGCGACGCAGACGATCAACGCCGAGGCCGTGTTCACGGCTGCCGGTGTGGGCGGTGTCGGTTCGGCTGCGACCTCCGGGATCATGGTGTTCGAGAACACCGAACCCAACCCGCCCACCCTCGTATCAGGGGACACACTCGCTCAAACCGTGACGGTTTCGTACTGACATGGGAGCAGTCTGCGCCATGGTTCCTGGTACCTACACGGTCGGTTATGTGAGCGGCAACTTCACCGCCGAGTTCGTCGCGTCTCTCCTCGACTTGTGGGAACGCGAGCTGCCATCGTCGCGGGAGAAGCTCCGGCCGGGCGTGGCACGACGCGGCGTCAAAGGCTTGTACGTCCCGCTGAACCGCAACGCCGTCGTCGAACATTTCCTCAAAGGCGACAGCGAATGGCTCTGGTTCCTCGACACCGACGTTTCGTTCGCACCCGACCTGATCGACTACCTGCTCGCCGTCGCGGACCCCGAGAAGCGGCCGATCGTCGCTGCGATCTACTTCGTGCAGCTACCCGGCGCGCCGGCGAACACATGGTGGCCCGCGTGGCATCCCGCCGAAGACGCACCGGTTCCGGACCGGATCGACCTCGGCAGTCTCTATGAGCTCGGCCATGTCGGGATGGGTTGCACACTGATCCACCGGACGGTGCTCGAGCGGATGCGAGAGAAGTACGACGCCGATCCGTGGCACTGGTTCTCACACGACATCGCCGAAGGACCGGACGGGCTCGAACGGGCCGGTGAGGACGTCACGTTCTGCCGCCGTGCGCGTGCCGCCGGCTTCAGCGTGTGGGGGCTCGCCCTGCCGGTCGATCATCACAAGACGGTCCCGATCACCTGGGACACGTACCGGGCGTCCCAGGCGTACATGGCGGCGCTTCAGCAACAAGCCACGTGACATGGCGTCGACCCCCGCGCAGGTCATCACCACAGTGCTCACCGCCAACGGCATCTCGGCGGCGAAAGCCGCGACGCTCACCCCGCTGATCGTGACTGCGCTCGGGATCAGCAGCCAGGGCTACCGATCTGACGGGTCCGATAAGAGCCACTGCTGGTTTAACGCGATTGGCGTCCCTGCCGCGCCACAGAAATGTTTGCCTTTACGCACGGTCTACCGATTGACCGGGTGCGAGTAGATGGCTGACTTCTCGCAGTCGCTTGTGTTCACCGCCGCTGACCAAACCGAGTATGACGCGATGAAAACTTGGGTGAACGGCGCCGGCGCCGCGTCCCTCGCCAACTACACGAAAACGTGGGATGACGCGAACCGCAAGCTGACGCTCGCCACCGCCGGGACACGCTCGACAGATTGGTCCAACGGCTGATGGGAGGCCGCTATGCCGGGCGGCCACACCTATTCCGACCGGTTCCTGCGCTCGACGCTCATCTCCGACGGCGGCGCCGGAGCGACAATCGCCCAAGCAAGCAGCACCGCCGGTACGACAGCGAACAACACCACGATCGCCCGCTACTCGGTTGGTGGTACGACAAGCGCTAGGGATTTCAGCCCGACCAAGACCACTACGACGGCACCGGCGGCTAGGGGCGCGACGGAAAGCGACGGGCCTCTCGGGGACGGTTGGCGTGAATCAACCGCGCAGGTCAATTCGCCGACAACTGACCAGTTCACAACAGATCTTGGCGTTTCCCTCGACCTCCGGATCCGCTACCGACGATCTGGTCAGGCGCTCGAGGTCGACCAGCAAGCGAACATCATCGCCTTCCTCTATCACGTCGCCAGCGACGGCACCTTCATCAAGCATCTTGTCAACGCACAAGTCACTGGTCTCACCTTTACGACAACAACGCAGACGGCGACGCTGACGTTCAATAATCTCGATTCGCTGCCATCTACCGATCCGCAAGTTTTTGCCGCTAACGACCGATTCCAGGTCGAGATCACCGTCACCACCACGGCACTTGGCGTCCCGACCGCCCCGGCCGTCGCGACCGACCTTTGGTTCGTGCTCGACGAGACAGACGCCAACTCGGGTGGCAAGTTCAAGAACAACGCGACGACTTACACCGTCCAGTTCGCCCGTTCCCGCAGTGAGACGGTCGGCGCGGCCGCCGATGTGATCTCGAGGATCTTCACCGGTTTTCGGACGATCAGCGAAGCTGTCGGCGCCGCTGCCGACACCGTCTCCCGCGCAGGATCCGGCTTCCACCGGACCATCACCGAGACCCTCACAGCCGCTACAGACGCTGTGGCGCGCATCTACCATGCCGTCCGCGAACGTACCGAAACCGTCTCGTTCAACGACACGATCAGCCGGCTCTTCACTGGCGCCAGAACGATCAGCGAGACCGTCGGCCCCGCGGCCGACACGGTTACCCGCATCTACAACGCGATTCGCAGCCGGATCGAAACACTCGGCCCCGTCACCGACACGGTTTCCCGGATCGTCCAGTTCAACCGGACCCGCAACGAGACGCTCGCCGCGATAACCGACACCGTCTCCCGCGTCTTCACCGGCGCACGGACCCGAACCGAATCCCTGTCTCTCAGCGATCTCGTCTCACGGATCTATCACGGCAACCGCACCGTCGGCGAAGGACCCGGCGACTACCCGCTCAACGACGGCCGCCGCTCCCTCTCCGGCCAGGTCCTCGACGAGGACCACCCGAACAATCCCGGCATCCCCAACATCACCGTCTACCTGTTCCGTTCCAGCGACAAGCAGTACGTCGGACAGTCTTCGGTCACCGATGGGAGCGGCAACTACCTGTTCCCCCGCGACAGCAACGACCCGAACAGCTACTTCGTACTGGTGACCACAGACGGCAACCTCCCACCCGCACACGGTGTGAGCGACGACGGGCTCGTCCCCAGCTGACATGCCGCAGGATCCCAACAGCGAAAACGTCTACATCTACACCAACGAGAACCTCGGCGCCTCCAAGGTTCTCATCACCGCCCAACCCGTCCAAGGCGGCGGCACCAACTACACCCGGTCAGTCGCCGAAACGCTCGGCCCCGCATCCGACACTGTCAGCCGGGTGTTCGTCGGGGCACGCACCCAAACCGAAACGCTCGGGATCACCGACAGTCCCACCCGACAGTTCACCGGCGCGCGCAGCCTCAGCGAAACCGTCGGCGGCGCGAGCGACACGGTCACCCGAGTTTTCAGCGGCGCGCGCACAGCGAGTGACGCGGTCGGCGGCGCAGTCGACACAGTGTCTCGGGCTTTCACGGGCGCACGGACTGTCTCGGAAACACTCACAGTCGGGGACACGGCAAGCAGGCAGTTCACCGGCGCGCGCACAATCACCGAAACAATCGGGCCAGCATCCGACACGGTCACCCGCCTCTTCTCGGGAGCTCGTACCCGAACTGAGAGCGTCGGTGCCGCCGCCGACACTGTGTCTCGGGTGTTCACGGGCGCCAGGACTGTCACCGAGTCGGTTGGGGCCGCATCAGATGTTGTTACCCGACTGTTCACGGGCGCGCGCACGATTACCGAAACGGTCGGTGCGGCGACCGATTCGATATCACGGGTTTTCAGTGGAGCGCGCACACGCAGCGAAACCGTCGGGCCAGCATCCGACACGGTCGCGAGAGCGTTCACAGGGGCGCGGACCCGGACGGAAAGCGTCGGCCCCGCGGCCGACACTGTCAGCAGGGTATTCAGCGGTAGCCGCAATATCAGCGAAACGTCCGCCGCGACGGACACACCGACACGAACCTTCGGCGGGGCGCGCAGCATTAGCGAAGCGCTCACCGCGATCAGCGACACAGTCAGCCGGGTGTTCAGCGGGGCCCGCACCCGTCTGGAAGCACTCAGCGTCAACGACACGGTCACAAGAGTCTTCGTTGGGGCGCGGACGATCGCAGAAACCCTCGGCCTTACAGACACACCCACCCGTACCCTCACCAACGGCCGGGCCGTCACCGAAACCGCCGGCGGAGCCGACACTGTCACCCGCCGCTTCGATGGCGCCCGCAGTATCGATGAGGTGTACGGCGCCGCGTCGGACACCGTCGACCGGGCCATCCCCGGCGAACATGTCCATTTCGGTGCTGGGCCGCTGCCGCCGCATATCCATCGGCCACGTCGGCTTGTTCCGTTCGAACCGCCGCCGCTGCCGCCTCGCAAGAAGATCCCCGCCTACCTGGCGGAACCTGTCGTCATCGAAGACGAGGACGAACTCGACGTGTTCCTCGCCAAGCTCGACCAAGACGTGATGGCCGTGTTGCTTCTCCTGGGAGAACTATGAATCCGAAAGCGAACGTGAACGGCGCACCGCGTGTCGACCTGATCCGCATGGTCGAGAACGACGCGAGCGAGTTGCGCGCCGACGAGGAGAACGGTCGCAAGATGGTCGGCTACCCGATCGTGTTCAACAAAAAAACACGTATCCGATCGTGGGAAGGCGACTTCATCGAGCAGATCGCCCCGGGCGCGTTGAAGAAGACGTTGCGTGAGAACGGGTCGAACATCAAAGTGCTGTTCAACCATGGCATGGACCCGGCGATCGGTAACAAACCGTTGGGGAAGCCGGCTGTGCAACGCGAGGACGACAAAGGGTTGTACATCGAAGTCCCGTTGTCGGAAACCAGCTACAACGAAGACCTGATCACCCTGATCCGTGACGGCGCCATCGACGGGATGAGTTTCCGGTTCTCGATCATCCAAGAGGAATGGAACCAGAAGCCCCGTAAGAACGCGGCGAACCCGGAAGGGCTACCTGAGCGGACCATCAAGGAACTCAAGTTGATGGAGTACGGGCCGGTCACGTTCCCCGCCTACGAGGCAACCCAGGTCGGGGTTCGTTCCACCCACATGCTCGATGTGTGGCAGCACATGTCCGCTGAGGACCGCGCCGAAGCGCGCCGCCTCTTCGGGCTCACCACTGGCACCCCAGACGATGGGGCCGTCGACTCAGAAAGCGGCGAGCCGCCCACCGGCACTCGACGTGCGCTCACATCCAACCAGAAGGGCTACGCCCTCAGAGCACACGGAGTTTGCACATGAACCCACGAAAGCAGTTGGAAGAGGCACGCGAGAAGCTCTCCGGCCTCAAAGCCGAGCTGAAGGAGCTCGCCGAACGCGACGATCTCACCGAAGACGAAGACGCCAGGTTCACCGCCGCGTTGGCGGAGTGGGATCAGGTGTCCACGGATGAGCAGCGGCTCGACGAGACGGTCGCGAAGCTCGACACGATCGAAGCCCGATCGGTCGACGAGAACAACCGGAGCAGCGGCGACGGTACCCGCCGGGACGTCGTTCCAGGCAGCCAAACCGACGACATCTTCGACCTGCGAACCCTCAACAGCCTCGATCCGACCGACTACGGATCGGAGATCCGTGACCGGGCCATGCGTTGTATCGAAGCGTGGCCGAAGCATGTCGACGCCGCCGCCCGCGAAACCGCGGAACGGCACGTCGCGCTGGCAGCGTCCGGGGACAAGGACAGCCAGATCATCGCCCGTCACATCCTCCGCACTGGCAACCCCGACTATGTCGAGGCGTTCTACGCCTACCTGCGGAACCCGGCGACCGCCCACATGAGTTTCACCCGTGAACAGCAGGAAGCTGTGCGGGCCGCGCTCAACGAGGGCACCACCACCCAGGGCGGGTTCCTCGTCCCACCGTTCCTCGACCCGACGATCATCCTCACCAACGTCGGTACGATCAACCCGTTCCGGCAGATCGCAACGATCAAGACGATCGGCACCCAGACATGGAAGGGTGTCACGTCGGCGGGTGTCACCGCAGAGTGGACGGCAGAAGCAGCCGAGGTCGCTGACGCCTCACCGACCTTCGCGCAGCCGTCGATCACACCGGTACGAGCCGACGCCTACATCCAGGCGTCACTCGAAATGCTCGAAGACACCGACATCTCCGGTGACATCGGCATGCTCCTCGCCGACGCACGGGATCGGTTGGAGTCCACCGCGTTCGCGGTCGGCACCGGCTCGACCCAGCCGAAGGGGATCGTCACCGCACTCCAAGCCGTCACCGCATCCCGCGTTGCCGGCAGCTCGGGAGCCGCGGGTGCCGCCGACTTCGTGTTGGCCGACGTGTACGCGTTGGCGAATGCGCTGCCGCCGAGGTACCGGCCGAACTCGAGTTGGATGGCGGAACAGTCGATCCTCAACCGAACCCGACGGTTCGGTGAAGGCTCCACCGCCAACGCTGCGTTCTGGGCGGATCTCGGAGTTGCGATCCCACCGTTGCTGCTAGGCCGTCCCGTGTATCAGAGCTCGGAGATGGACTCGACGATCGTGTCGGGCTCCAACGACGACATCCTGATCCTCGGCGACTTCCGGCAGTACTACATCGTCGACCGGATCGGCATGCAACTCATGTACGAACCGCTCGTCAAGGGTGCCAACCGCCGGCCGACCGGAGAAGTCGGGTGGGTGGCGTTCTGGCGGGTCGGTGGCGACACTGTCAACGCGGACGCCTTCCGCATGCTGCGCGTCTGACGTAGTTCCCCTCGGTCACCGCCGGGGGTTTTCGCAGGCAGGGATCGTGATGCACGTCGCGGTCCCTGCCTGCGTCCTACGTGCATAGGAAAGGTGGGTTCATGCGTACCGCTGTCTGTTTCCGATGCCAAGAAACGTTCGAAGTGAAGAGTCGGCGCGGTCGTGCCCCACGGTTCTGTTACAAGTGCCGACCGCCGCGGGAGCGGGTGGAGCAGGCCACCGCCGCGCCAGGCGAGTTGCGTGACGTGGACCGGCCTCGTGAAAGCTGACAGCCAGCGGGTCTACATCGGCTATCCGCACGGCGATGAAGGATCCTGCAAGTTCTTCCACAGTCTGATCCCCACCTACATTCTGGATGGGGCACGGAACCGCCGGTTGGATCTGATCGCGAACTCGTCCGGCGCGAACGTCACGAACGCCCGCAACGAGATCGCCGCGCAGTTCCTCGACACGGACGGCGATTGGCTGCTGTTCATCGACACCGACATGGTGTTCGACGGCCGCGACGGCCGGGCAGGTGTCGACATCGTCGATCGTCTGGTCCGCGCCGCCCATCCGGAGAAACGCCCGATCCTCGGCGCGCTGTGTTTCTCATGGCAGAAAGGCACCACGGCTGCGCCCACCCTGTACGTGCTACGCCAGGACGGCAAGGTCGGGCGGCTGTTCAACTATCCGCGCGATCAGATCGTCGAGGTCGACGCGACCGGAACCGGATGTCTCCTCATCCACCGCAGCGTGCTCGAGCGGATGCGGGATCGTCGCAGCTGGTCGGCTGCCTATCCCTGGTTTCAGGAATCCGCCGTCGGGGATCTGCCGGTCGGCGAGGACATCACGTTCTGTATCCGGGCACGCACTTGCGGGTTCCCGGTGCATGTCGACACGTCAATCAAGGTCGGACATGAAAAGCCGGTCGTGATCGACCACAACGTGTACGAGGCGCAGCAGGCGTCGAGGCGGTTGGAGCCGCCGAAAGAACCGACGTTCGTCGTGATCGCCACCGCCGGCGACCGTCAGGAGATTCTCGGCGTCTTGTGGAAGGCGTTGATCGACGACCCTGCGATCCACATGCCCGCTGGGAACCGCCAACCCGGCCACATCTTCACCTACCTGAACAGTCCGCAGAGTTCTGCACTCGCCGAACCGTTCATCTCATGGTTATGCCGACCGGACGCGAACCTGCACCAAATGTGGAACGAAGGATTGGATGCTGCGGAGAAACTCGCCCGCGCCGCCGGGTTCGATACCTGGAACGTCGCTGTCCTCAACGACGATCTCGAAGTCGAACCCGGATTCCTCACCCGCCTCGCCCGCGGTTTGCGCGCCGACGATTCGATCTGGCTCGCCTACCCGAACAACGCCGGGATCGACATCTAAGACGGCCAGTACGCAGGCACCTACAGCGACACGGGTGCCGGCCAGACAATGTCCGGGTGGGCGTTCATGCTCCGCGGCGAATCCGGGTTGCGGTTCGATGAACAGTTCGAATGGTGGTACGGCGACAGCGACCTGGAACGCCAGGTGCGGTTGGCGGGGAAACAGACCGTGTGTGTCGGTGGCTGCTACGCCAACCATCTGTACCCGATGCTCTCGTCGAAAGACCCGGCACGGCTCGTCCAGGCGAAAGAGGATGAACGACGATTCGCCGTGAAATACGGGTTGGACCCGACCAGCCTATGGCTGGCGCAACACCCGGATTTCGGCGCATGATCGTCTGCGCATACATCTCCGACCGTGGCGACCGGTACCTGCCGCAATGCAAAGCGTCCGTAGCGCAACGGGTCCACGGCATCGACGTGTCGCTTGTCGTCGATGACCAGGCCCACACGCTCGGGTTGGCGGGCGCGGTGCAGACCGCATGGCAGCAGGCGTTGGATTTCGGTGCCGACTACCTGTGGCATCAGGAAGAAGATTTCGTCATCCTCGACGACGTCCACCTCGACCAGTTCGTGTACATCCTCGAGCACGCCCCGTATCTCGCTCAGGTCGTGTTGAAACGCCAGCCTTGGTCGCCGGAAGAACACCAAGCGGGTGGGATCATCGAACGTGACCCGGCGATGTATGTGGAGCGCGGCGCGTTCGGAAGGCATGTGACCTGGACGGAACATCACCAGATTTTCAGTCTCAACCCGTGCCTGATCCCGCGGGAGGTGCTCGAACTCGGCTGGCCGGACGGGAACGAAGCGGAAATGACCGACCGGCTGATCGAAGCCGGGTTCCGCTTCGCGTTCTTCGGCGGGAAGACCGACCAGCCGCGATGTCTGCATGTGGGTGCGGAACGGGCACCGGGATGGAAACTGTGAATCTGGTCGTGTTGGGTGCCGGTCCGCACGGCCGGGAAATCGCGTGGATCAGCGGCCTGACCGAAACCAGGCTGTTCCGGTCGGTCGCCCTGTACGACGACAACGCCGAGCTCGGCTACCCGCCGATATGGCAGGCGTTCGGCGACCCGTGGGTTGCAGGCGCGTTCTGGCCGGACGTGAAACGCCAGATCGACGAGAAAGCTCCTGACCCTCCGTTTAACGGCGGCCGTATCGTGTTCCCGGGCGCGCGGATAAGCCCCGACGCGGACCTCGCCGTTCATGTGCATGTGCTGTACAACGCGGTCGTATCCCACGGCTGCCGGATCGGTAGGTTCTCGACCGTCGCCGCAGGCGCGGTGGTATGCGGCGAAGCCACTCTCGGCGAGGGGGTTGTTGTCGGCGCGGGTGCGGTGATCCTCCACGGCGGTTTGCAGATCGGTGCCGGCGCGGTGATCGGCGCTGGTGCTGTCGTAACCCGAGACGTTGATCCTGGCGACACCGTGGTCGGTGTCCCCGCCCAGGTGTACGTGTGATCGCCCATATGCCCGCCCCGGACCGTGACCGGTGGGATTTCTGGGCGAAGTTCGAAGCGGGCGAATGGGAACCGGACACGCTCACCCTGATCGACAGGTATGTCGGCGAGCATGGTGCGCTGCTCGACATCGGGGCATGGATCGGCCCGCTATCGCTGTACGCCTGCTCGAAAGGTGGCAGGGCGATCGCGGTTGAACCCGACCCGATCGCAGCGTTCAACCTGGAACGTAACGTGATGCTCAACAGCGCGGACGTGTACATCGTCGAAGCCGCGCTCGCGGCCGAGAAAGGGAAGGTGACGATCTTCCCCGCCGGCGGCAGGTGGGGGGACAGCATGACCCGTGTCTCCGACAAAGGCACCCAGGTACCGGCTGTCACGATCGACGAGTTCGACCTGACCGGTGTCACCCTCGCCAAAATGGACGTGGAAGGGTACGAGGTCGAACTGCTCCCCAACGTCGCACCGTATCTGGCGGAACGGGAGATCCCGCTGCTCGTATCGTGGCATGAACCGTGGTGGCCTAGGAGTGTCGACCTTGCGGAACGGCGCAGCTGGTTCCGCGGCTACCACACACTCGGCGGCGACATGGCGGGCTGGTCGCAGTTGCTCGCGATCCCATGAGCGTGTTCGCAATCATGATGGTCAAAGACGAAGTCGACATTCTCGAAGCGACCATCCAGCATTGCCTCACCCAAGGTGTCGAACATTTCGTGATCTCCGACAACCTGTCCTCGGACGGCACGACCGGCCTACTCGCCACGCTCGCCGGCGACATGCCCGGCATGTTCACCGTGTTCGAAGACCCGGAGGTCGGCTACTACCAGTCCCGCAAGATGACCGAACTCGCCCGGCGCGCCGGGAACCTCGGCGCGGACTGGATCGTCCCTGTCGACGCCGACGAATTCTGGTACACCCCCAACCCGCAGCTCACGATCCGAGAAGCTCTCGGTTTGTCACCCAACGACATCGAATGTGCGTACAGCTTTGAGCAGTACGGGCCGTGGCGGGCGACGGAACCGAAACGGCTCGCGAAGGTCGCGTTCCGGTACCGGCCCGGATGCATGCTCGCCCAAGGCAATCATGATGTGCTCGGCGCCGGCACCAGCCGCGGGTGGCATCTGCTGGAGATCCGCGAATACCAGTACCGCACTGTCGAGCAGACGATCCGCAAGGTACGCAACGGCAAGGTCGCCTACGACGCGACCGATCTGCATCCGATGGAAGGCGCGCACTGGCGGGAGATGGGCCAATGGTCGGACAGCGAACTGACAGAGTGGTGGGAGCGGCACACGGCGAGCCTCTCGTTGTGGGATCCGCCACCGTGGAAGTCGCCGTTCCCCACTACGGCAAAGCAGCACTCCTCGCCGACTGCCTGAAAGCACTCCACCTAACCAACCCGGCATTGCCTGTCGCCGTGTTCAACGACAACGAGCTCGGCATCGGGTTCGGACCGGCATGCAACAGCCTCGCATTCGGCAGCCACGCCGACATCGTGATCTTCGTCAACAACGACTGTTTCGTCCACGACGGCTGGCTCGAACCGCTCATCGCATGCTTCGACCAGCCCGACATCGGCATCGCGGGTGGGCGGCTCTACTACCCGGACGGGCGTGTGCAGCACGCTGGGGTCGGGGTCCGTTACCGCAAAGGACTGTTGGAGGCGTACAACCGGCTCGAGGACGATCGGCCGGCGGGTGATGTGCATGCGGTGACTGGCGCGCTCATGGCGGTCCGCAAAACGATGTTCCGTGAGCTCGGCGGTTTCAACCCTGCCTACCGCAACGGCTACGAAGACGTGGACCTGTGCTTCCGTGCCCGTGAAGCGGGATGGCGTGTCGTGTACGAACCCCGCTCGTGCGGGACGCATCTCGAGTCGCAGTCAGGTGAGGCTCGCTGGCGGCATGTGCAGGCGAACATTGCCCAGTTCCAACAAGACTGGTTCGGGAAGACCACATGGCAATAGTCAACGGTTACTGCACGCTCACTGAGATCAAAGCACGGCTCGGTGTGACCGTCAGCACCTACGACACGATCCTCGAGAACGTTGTCGAAGCGGTATCTCGCCAGTTCGACGCATGGTGTAAACGCCGGTTCTTCACGACAAGCAACGACGAGGACCGCTATTACGACGCGAACACCAACCAGCATGTCCGCACCGACGACATCGTCTCCATCACGAGCCTCGCCACCGACGAGAACGGCGACCGGGTCTACGAACGCACCTGGGCATCAACGGACTACGACCTCCTCCCGTACAACGCAGCCCTGGACAGCCTGCCGTACAACCGTATCGAAGTGTCACCACTCGGCCGCTACCGGTTCCCGCTGCATTCGAAAGCGATCAAACTCTCAGGGAAGTTCGGGTTCGCGACAACACCGGACAGTGTCAACGAGGCCTGCCTGATCCAAACCGAGCGGATCTACCGCCGAAAGGATTCGCCGTTCGGTGTCGCCGGCACACCCGAATTCGGGCAGCTACGTCTCCTCGCCCGCCTCGACCCGGACGTGGAAGCGATGCTCGTCGGATACCGCAAGATCCTGGTGGCCTAAATGGCGACCATCGCTCAAATGCGTGCCGGGTTGACCACCCGTCTCGCGACGATCTCAGGGCTGACCACCGCCGCGTACATGCCGGACACCCCGAACGTGCCCGGCGCCTATGTCGGGCCTGCGATCGTCGACTATGACGAGACGTTCAACAACGAGGCGACCTACACGTTCACGGTCACCGTCGTCGTGTCCCGCGCCGACGAAACGCAAGGGCAAACCGACCTCGACCCGTATCTCGAGCCGACAGGCAGCTCGAGTATCCCTGCGGCGATCAACGCCGATTTCACGCTGGCCGGGCTTGTCGACTCGACCAGGGTGATACGGGCCACACCCGGTTTCAAGGATTTCGCGGGGATCGACTATTTCGCCGCCGAACTCGAAGTGCAGATCTTCGGGTGAGGATCCTGCTGATCGACCCGGGGCCGGCGTTCTCGGTTCGGGATGTGTACACCGGGTGGCGGGACGCGTTCCGCCAGTTGGGATGCCAGGTCGCAGAGTTCAACTTGGGTGACCGATGCGACTTCTACACCCAAGTGTTGTACCGGCGGGACGGTGAAGTGCAGCGGGCGTTGGATGATGAGCAGGCGTTGCGGCTCGCGATGAACGGCATCAAAGCAGCCTGCTACGAATTCTGGCCGGACGTGGTGCTCGTCGTCTCCGCGTTCTACATCCCGAAAGGGATCTACGACCTGCTCCGCTCGCGGCGCCACAAACTCGGGATCCTCCACACCGAGGAACCGTATGAGCATGACCGGCAGTTGGAACGGGCGTCATGGGTTGATTTCAACCTGATCAACGACCCGACGAACCTCGACGCGTTCGTCGAGGTGAACCCGTACACCTGGTATGTGCCGCACGCGTACGACCCCGCGATCCACTGTCCCGGCCCGGCCGACCCGGATCTCGCCTGCGACTTCGCGTTCGTCGGTACCGGCTACCCGTCACGCATGCGCTTCTTCGAAACCGTCGACTGGCGGGACTGGTCGGTCACCTTCGCTGGGAACTGGCAGTGGACCGCTGAAAGTTCACCGTTACGCCGATTTCTCGGCCACGACCTCGAAGCATGTTTACCCAACCATGAAACTGTCCGGCTGTACCGGTCGTGTAAAGCCTCGGCCAACCTTTACCGGCGGGAAGCGGAACGCCCCGAACTCTCGGCTGGCTGGGCGATGGGTCCGCGCGAAGTCGAGCTGGCTGCGACCGAAACGTTTTTTCTTCGCGAGTCACGTCGTGAAGGCGACGACATTTTGAACATGTTCCCGATCATCGACGACCCCGCCGGCTTCGGCGAAACGCTCGGCTGGTGGCTCGCTCGTGATGATGCCCGCGAGAAGGCGGCGCGGGCGGCCCGCGAGGCGATCGCCGATCGTACGTTTGTGAACAATGCCCGACAGCTTCTGCAACTCATCGAAAGGTAGTTAGATCATGGCTCGTTTGCATGGCCGCGCCGGAAATCTGTATGTGGGATTGGCCAGCAGCACCGCGGCCGCTGAGGCTGTCGCGTTCCTCTCGAAATGGCAGATCACGTTCGACACCGACGATGTTGACGTCACCGCGTTCGGTGATCTCAACAAGGTGTACGTGTCGGGTCTACCGGACGTTGGCGGTTCGTTCTCCGGGTTCTACGACGACGCCACCGTCCAAACCTACACAGCTGCAACTGACGGTGCGGCACGCCGCTTCTATCTGTACCCGAAGGCGGCGTCGACCGCCGGGCCGTATTGGTTCGGTACCGCCGTCTTCGATTTCACCGCAGAAGGCGACGTGGCGGGTGCGGTTGCAGTCTCAGGGAACTTCAAGGCGAACAGCGCCGTCGGTAAAGTCGGCTAGTTGAATGCCGATCTACAAGAGTTTGGGGCAGTTCAACAAGGAATGCTCCGGGTTTCCTAACACGTTGCGGCGTGCCATGTTCGCTGGTGTGAACGCGTCCGCGTTGGCGACGAAGCGGTCGGTGTTGGCTTCGGCAGAGGCGCAGCGTTGGCCATTGCGTCGGCAACGTGGGAAACGTATGCCGGTGGTGGTGGTGCATTACACGATCGCGTCGGGCGGGCAGAATCCGACGGCTTTGGTGGCGTTGAAGAACGGTTCGATGTACGAGTTCGGCGCGAAAGAACATGAGATTCGCCCGAAGGGTCGACGGTCGAAGTTACGGGCGGTGACGACACCGTATGGTCCGTTCGCCAGGGTGCATCACCCAGGGTTCACCGGTCGCCGTTTCTGGCATCAGGGTGTCGCTACCGCCCGGCCGGTGGTGCAACGCATCTTCGGGGCGGCCGTTGTGAAGTCGGTGGGGGAAACGTTCAAGTCGACAGGGGTGGTCTGATGCCGTGGCGGCTCAACATCGACGGGAAAACCTATGACGAAGATGACCTCACGCTCGGCGAATGTGAATGGGTGGAGGAAGCGACCGGACAGAACTGGCGGGAAATCAGCCCGCTACGCACCGCGAAACATGCACGGGCGATCGTCCAAGTTTTCTTCACCCGCGAGGACGCCACAACAGCGGAGGCACGCGCCCGAACCCTGTTGGCGTCGACGTTGTTGGAAGGGTTCGAGGTGCTCGAGGAGGATCTGCCGACGGAGTATCTCGACGGAATCCCTCAGTAGGGGGCCGCTGGGTTGATCGTTGGATCGTTCAACTTTGCCGGCCCCCATTTTCGTTCACCCCGAAACAGATTCGTGAAGAGTTCACGATCCGTGACTTGCATCTACTCGTGGAAGCGTCGCAGTGAGGTGACATCGTGGCGTTAACCGAGCAACTGCGGGTGTTGATCGAAGCGTCTGGTGGCGGGGCGATCCGCGAATTCCAGAAGGTTGGGAAGGCTGCGCAGGGCGCCCACAACAAGATCGCGAAGGCGCAGGGGGATACTGAGCGTTCGACGAGCCGTTTGGGTTCGTTGTTGTCGAAGGTTGGGGTTTCTTCGGGCGCGGCGTTGGGTGCTGGTATCGCGGCGGGTGCGACGGTTGCGTTGGGGGCGATCGTCAAGTTCGGATCTGAAAGCCTCGACACGTTTTCGCATTTCGGGTCTGGTGTTCGCCGTTTGCAGGTGGTGACCGGCCAGTCCGCCGAGGATGCGTCGCGGTTGGCGGTGGCGTTCAAAATCTTGGGTGTTGATACCACGACGGCGACGGTCACCCTGTCGCGGCTCGGCAAGAACATTTTTGAGAACG